TGAAGGATTCAAAAGTGATGCACAACGTAAAGCTGCATTCGCAAGTGGATATAAGCCCAAAGGTACAAAGAAAAAATCTGAAGGGTATGCTGATGATCAAAGAGAAAAAACACAACGCCAATTAGCTGCACATGAAAAAGCAATGATAAAGTCAGCTAAAAAGTCTGTTGAAAAATACGAAAAGAACAAAAATAAAAACGAAGAAGCAGCAGGTGTTGGTATTGTAACTAAGCAAAATGCTACTGTAGATGTTCCCGTTGGTGGTGAATATCAAAACGTTAAAAAATTATTCCCCAAGAAAAAGAAAAAAACTAAAGAAGATAATGTACAAGAACTTGTTGTAAAACAACAACGTCCTAAGATTGATGTAATATATAACATTGCAGATAGAAAAGAAAATAGTCCTTTTCCATTGAGCTATAAAGATACCGGCGGAGCAAGTTCAGGTGGTATGGTGTACATTACTCCAGAGAATGCTAAGAAGTTTGTACAGTTTTACGAAAGACGTGCAGAAGATGAGCAGCAACTAATGCTTCAAGCATTAAAAAGTGTATCAGGTTTAAAAAACTTGTTTACTAACATTGGACTTGAAGTTGCAAAGATTGAAACAGCGAAAGAAGAACAATATACAAGAGACGAATTACCCCAAATTAAAAATAAACATTTAGATAAAATTAGACATACTGTAGAAACAATTGAAATTGGTGATCTTATTCCAGTACAAGAACAATTTATATTTGAAAACTTTAAAAAGCAGATCGATTCATTAACTGAAGGAAACTATAAACCTATTATAGTAGACTGTAATAACAAAATTATCAACGGACATCACAGATACGCTGCATTACAAATGCTTGGCGAAACTAATATTAAGGTTGCTAAACTGTTTTTAACTGTGAATGCAGTAGTTGAAAACTTTGCTGATGGTAAAAAGAAAGGCAAAAGCAAACCAGGACGTGTTAAAAAGTCTGGTGCTAGTTGTAATGGTAGTGTAAGTGAGTTACGTAAAAAAGCAAAGAATGCAAGTGGTGAAAAAGGTAGAATGTACCACTGGTGTGCTAATATGAAATCAGGTCGAAAAAAGGGTAAATAGTAATATGAAACTTAATGAATTATTTAATGCTATTGAACAAAACAAGAAGAAAATGGAATCTGCTACAGCAGGTGCTACATCTTCTGGCAATATAGCAACTGTTGTAAGTCCACAACTTGCTATTGGTAAAGGTTCTATTGGCAATAAGAGTTACACAGGTTCGCCAGGAAGAAGCGGTACATCCGCTCCGAAAGTACCTAAAATAGTGCAAAAGAAGAAGAAAAACGGTACAGCAGTAAATGCACTAGATATCAAGGGAAACATTTTTGGCGGCGGCAACGCACTAAAGAGATAAATATTAATATGGAAAAGAACCATCCAGATCACGAAGCCGAAATGGCAAAATCAGAATTAGCTAATATAGCTAAGAATGCTGTTGCGCTCTATAAAATGATCGAAGAAGGTGACGAATTAGACGGTTGGATAAGTAGTTATATTACTATTTCAAACGATCACATCAACTCTGTTCGTGAAAAAATGGAGTATGAGATTCAGGCAGATAATGCTATGAATAAAGGAGAACGAGAATACGAGGCTGGGACTTGCGAAAGTATTCGAGATAAACTAACATCAGAGTGGGAGCTCTTAAAAGGATAGCATCATGGACATTAGAAATATATTAAATATAATTCCGAAAGAGGAATTAAAAAACCAAAACACATTTGACGGTACTCTAGAAAGTATAGCAAGAGTAGCAGGTGTTGATTACAAACCACAAGCAGTTGTATTTGAAGGTTATACAGATGACGAAGTTAGAAAACTTTGCCATTCAAAAGACCATGACTGTGCAACAACTGTTAACCATCCAATATATGGTAAAGGTAAACCAGTTTACGAAAGTCATGCTATTCCAGATAACAACGGTAATGTTGAATGGTACGATGTACAATTTAAACACGGTGTAGAAAAGAAAGTTCCTGCAGCAGACATGGAAATTGTTACACTAGAAGAACACGGTGCTGCTAAACCTAAAAAGAAAAAAGCCAAAGAAGATGCAAAAGTTGAAAAAGATTCTAAGTCCAAAGAAGTTAAAGAATCTGAAGTAGAAAAAACTGTAAACGAAGAGCTATCCGAAAAAGACAAAGATACAGAATTTGCACGTTGGTTAAAGAAAACTCACAACAAAGATGTTGAAAGTTTAAAAGGCAACGAGTACGTTGATGCATCAAAAGAGTTCCAAGCATCTAAAAAGAAAGAAGAGTCATTTAGAGCTAAGTTTGATGATATGGTTGCTGAAGCAGGTAAGCCAGACTTTTTAGACTTAGACAAAGACGGTGACAAGAAAGAGCCTATGAAGAAAGCTGCTAAAGATGCTAAAGGCGGCAAGAAGTCAGGCAAAAAAGAAATGTCAGATAAGCAAAAGAAATTCTTTGGCAAAAAGAAAGAATCAGTTGAAGAAGCTGCAGAAGTAATTACAGCAGAAAAAATGCCTAAGAAGAAAGACATTTTAATGATGTGCAGTAAAGGTATGAAGAAGTCCGAAATTTGCAAGAAGTATCCAAACTGTGATCAAAAGAAACTTAAAGAAATGATCGAAGCATGTATGGGAGAAATGAAAGAGTCAGCTAAAAACAAAAAAGGATCTGTAAACGAATCAGTTGAAGTTATCAAAGATCCTTCAAAAATGTCATTTGTTGAAATGCTGAAACTTGTAAAAGAAAGTGGCGGACAACAACAAATTGATCCAGTTGACGAAACACTTTGGAACTGGGCTCAAAGAGTTGCTACATCAAAAGTTGAAGAGTCAAACAAAGCAGAAATTTTTGCAGGCATGATTTACGAACGCAACGGCGGACGTTTTGAAATGTATGACGTTATGGACGAAGACGGACTTACTGAGTCAAAAAAAAAGGACTAAGTGAAGCCAAGATGTGTTCAGATGATTGTTGCGGTTCAGACGTAACACAAGCAGACTGCACTTGCAAACCAACTTGTAAGCATTGTGATTGTAATGCAAAATAAGTAAACAGATTTAACCAAAATTGAACTAAAGCCAGTTATTAACTTGACTGGCTTTTTTTATGACTATATAATAGTACTTCAACCAGGAGAATAATTTATGTCAAAAATGTACGGGCCAGAAGAGAAGGCTAAACTAGAGAGATTAATCAAAGAAGGATCAAATGTTCTACGTGAAGTAGAGGATCTTAATGAAGGTCTTAAAGATACTGTAAAAGCAGTAGCAGAAGAACTAGAAATTAAACCATCAGTAATTAACAAAGCAATTAAAATTGCACACAAAGACGAGTGGTCTAAACACTTAGAAGAGTGGGAAGAGATCGAAGGAATCTTAGGTATCACTAACAATTTGCCTGCCGGTAATACCGGGGGTGAGTAATTGGAAAAGATTAAAAACTTTTGGGCAGACAGTTATACGTCTGACAAAACCGCATTTGGCTTTGAGCTAATTAGTTTTATCTTTACTGTAACAGCTAGTTTATCATTGGCACTAAATGCAAGAGATCCTAATATGGCGTTTATATACCCATTTTTCTTTATAGGTAGTATAACACAGTGCTATGCTTCTGTAAGACGTGGTGCTGCATGGGTTATGCTACTTACAGGATACTTTGCATGTGTTAATGTGTTTGGCTATCTTATTGCAATTAATATTATTTAATACTTGACATCTAGTCGCAAATATCATATAATACATGTATGATATTAAATTCAGACACATTCTTAAAATGGACTGCTACCGTTGTTCTTATACTCGGTACAGGAGTTAATGCTTTAGGGTTTTATCCTGCAGGACCGATGATATTGGTCATTGGTAGTTTCATTTGGTTAATTGTCAGTTGTATGTGGAACGAGCCTGCACTAATTGTAACCAACCTTGTGTTGTGTGTAGTTGGAGCAGCCGGTTTGCTATACTCACTATAATGAGAAAGATAAGTATTAATGAAGAAGGTAACCGCAGGCCATAAACTGCTTATTAGGTACTTGTCAGCCAAAAATGACATACAGGAGAGAACATGAGTTACGTAGACGCTTTCTATGATAGAGGGCAAGACACTATCAACGTTGTTGAACGCGATGAAAAAGGCAAACGCCATTTTCGAGAATACAATCCACGACACATTTTTTACTACGAAGATAATAGAGGGAAATACAAATCCATCTATGGTAAACCTTTATCAAGAGTAACTTGTAAAAATGTTAAAGAACATCGTAAAGAACTTGCTATTCACAGCAACAGAAAACTTTATGAGAGCGACATCAATCCTATTTACAGAATGCTTGAGGACAACTATCTCAATCAAGACGCACCTAAACTTAACGTAGCGTTCTTTGATATTGAGGTTGACTTTGATCCTGAGCGTGGGTATGCATCACCTGAAGATGCGTTTATGCCTATTACGTCTATTGCAGTATACTTGCAATGGATGGAAACAATGGTATGTTTTGCTATTCCGCCTAAGACACTTTCTATGGAAGAAGCAAAGAAAACTATTGAAGGCATCGATAATGTTATGCTGTTTGAAAAAGAAAGTCAAATGCTTGATGCATTTTTAGATGTTATACAAGATGCAGATGTGCTAAGTGGTTGGAACAGCGAAGGCTTTGATATTCCGTACACAGTTAATAGAATTACAAAAACATTAAGCAAAGAAGATACAAAGAGATTGTGTCTTTGGAATCAGTATCCTAAAAAACGTGAGTATGAAAAGTTTGGTAAAACATCTGTTACTTACGACTTAATTGGTAGAGTTCATGTTGACTCACTAGAACTGTATAGAAAATACAACTATGAAGAGCGTCATACATATAGACTTGATGCTATTGGTGAACTAGAAATAGGCGAAACTAAAACAGTATATGAAGGATCTCTTGATGCACTTTATAACAATGACTTTAGAACATTTATCGAATATAACATTCAAGATACTGCACTATTAGACAAACTAGATAAAAAACTTAAATTTATTGATCTTGCTAATACAGTTGCACATGAGAATACTGTTCTTATTCAAACTACTATGGGTGCTGTTGCTGTTACAGAGCAAGGTATTATTAATGAAGCACACAGGCGTGGATTCATAGTTCCTAATAGAGTACGCAGAGAGCCAGGTAGTGAACCTGCCGCAGGTGCTTATGTTGCATATCCTAAGAAAGGTATTCATGAATGGATTGGTAGTGTTGATTTGAATTCACTGTATCCATCTGTTATTAGAGCATTGAACATGGGTCCTGAGACAATTGTAGGACAGTTAAGACAAGACGGAACAAAAGCACGTATTGAAGGTGAACTAGCAAAAGGTAAAAGTTTTGCAAATGCCTGGGAAGGACAATTTGGTTCTGTTGAGTTTGACTCTGTTATGGCACGTGAAGTAGGTAGACAACTTACTATCGACTGGGAGGACAGCGACAATAGCGATACAATTAGTGCGGCACAAGTATATGATTTAATCTTTGAAAGCAATCAACCTTGGATGCTAAGTGCTAATGGTACAATCTTTACATACGAAAAAGAAGGTATTATTCCTGGACTACTAAAGCGTTGGTATAAAGAACGTAAAGAAATGCAAGGAAAGATGCGTGATGCAATCAAAGCAAAAAATCCTATTGAAGAAGAGTATTGGGCAAAAAGACAACTTGTTAAAAAGATTCTACTTAACAGTTTGTACGGTGCTATTCTAAATCCAGGTTGTAGATTCTTTGATAACCGTATTGGACAGTCAACTACACTTACAGGTAGACAGATTGTTAAGCACATGAGTGCAAAAGTTAATGAAATTATCACAGGCGAATATAGCCATACAGGTAAGGCAATTGTATATGGTGATACTGATTCTTCTTACTTTAGTGCATACAGTACACTGAAAGATGAGATTAACAAAGGTAACATTCCTTGGGATAAAGATAGTGTTATGGCTTTGTATGATCAGATATGTGATGAAGCAAACACAACGTTTCCTAAGTTTATGGTTGACACTTTCCATTGTCCTAAAAGCAGGTCAGATGTTATTGCGGCAGCAAGAGAGATTGTTGCAAGTAAAGGTCTGTTTATTACAAAGAAAAGATATGCAGTTCTTTACTATGACGTAGAAGGTAAACGTGTAGATATAGACGGAAAGCCAGGTAAGATTAAAGCAATGGGTTTAGATTTGAAACGTTCTGATACTCCTGTTGTAATTCAAGACTTTTTGAGCAATGTATTAGAAATGGTACTAGCAGGCAAAGAGCAACAAGAAGTACTAGACTACATTACAGAATTTAGAACTGAATTTAAAACAAGACCAGGTTGGGAGAAAGGTTCTCCTAAACGTGCAAACAAAATTACCGAATACGGTAATAAAGAAAAGAAACTAGGCAAAGCGAACATGCCTGGACATGTTCGAGCAAGTATTAATTGGAATACACTAAAGCGGATGGAAGATGACAAGTATTCAGTAACTATTGTCGATGGACAAAAAGTTATTGTTTGTAAAGTTAAAGACAACCCTATGGGATTCACAAGTGTTGCGTATCCTGTAGATGAATTACGTTTACCAGAATGGTTTAAAAAGCTGCCTTTCAACGATGCTGAGATGGAAAATTCAGTAATTGATGAAAAGCTAGGAAACCTAATTGGTGTGTTGGAGTGGGATATCAGCTCTACAAGAAATGATAACACCTTTAACAAATTGTTTGATTTTGAGTAAATTGGTGAAAAAAGTTCTTGCAATTAAACTAAAACCTAAATATAATGTATATTAACAAACGGAGAACCCTATAATGAAAGACATTCTAAAAGATATTGTGGAACATACACAAAACTTGGGCTTTCTTACAACTGTAAAAATTACAGGCGAAGAAGGCGCAACAACTATGTTTTCAATGGCTGATGACAGATCAGTTATCATGGAAGCAACTACACATAACCCTTACCCAGACATGCTTGGTGTATTTGGTATGCCGCAGTTGCAAAAACTAAAATATTTACTTGATGGTAGTGAGTATCAAAAAGATGCTGTAATTACTGTAAAGTCAGGTGAACGCAATGGCGCAACTATTCCTACAGGATTAGAATTTGTAAACAAAGATGCTGACTTTAAAAACAGTTATCAATTTATGCTTACAGAACACATCAATGAAAAGATGAAAACTGTTAAGTTTAGAGGTGTTAACTGGGACGTACATGTAAGTCCGTCACTTCCAGCAGTACAGCGTTTTAATTTCCAAGCAGGCGCTAATAGCGAACATCCTACATTCTTAGCAAAGACTGACGATACTAACTTGAAGTTTATATTTGGTGACGCATCATCGCATGGTGGTGAGTTTGTATTTGCACAAAATGTTGAAGGTACGTTAGATAGAGGTTGGACATGGCCTGTAGCAAGTGTACTTGCAATCTTAAAAATTGCAGATGTAAACAACACTAAGATGAGTCTTAGTAACGAAGGTGCTATTCAGATCGAATTAGATAGTGGTTTAGCAACATACAAATATATCATTCCAGCACAGGCGGCCTAAATAATATTATGAAAGAACCAGTCAACTTATCACCATTACAGAAAGACTACGCTGTGTATTTGCCAGCTATTAGTTCTTTCTATAGTACCTATGTTGCTAAACAGCGACAAGGTGAATTTATTCCAAAAGAAAGAATTCCTGCGGGCTTTGACCGCGGAATTGAAGGCATGAACTTCTTAAACGAAGAACAAGGATACTTTACATACAAGTATGGTTTGTATTCAGCAGGTCACGCACAATTGAATCTTGAAAAGACTATGGTACAAGATGCTATGGTACAAGATAGAGATCGTGGTAAAACAATGATTTTAGGTGACTCGGGTGGATATCAGGTTGGTAAGGGTGTTCTTAAATTTGATTGGCTAAACTTTGAAGGTGCTGCTGCAAATAAAACACGTGATGATATTCTTAATTGGCTAGAGCTTACAGCGGATTGGTCAATGCTACTTGATGTTCCGACTTGGGCATGTGATCATATTCATGCTCCTAAAACAGGACTTAAAGACTTTCAAGACTGCTTAGACAAAACACGTTTTAATAACAAGTATTGGTTAGAACGTAGACTTGGTGCTACAAAGTTCTTAAACGTTTTACAAGGATCAGACTGGGATACTGCTGAGAAGTGGTACGAAGGCGTTAAAGAGTTCTCCGATCCAAACGTTTGGGGAGATAAAGCATGTGAAGGTTGGGCAATGGGTGGCGCTAATATGTGCAAGATGCCTATTACACTACGTAGGTTAATGACTATGAAATTTGATGGTATGCTAGAAGGCAAAGACTGGATGCACTTCTTAGGTACTGCACAACTTGATTGGTCTTGTTACTTAACTAGTATTCAACGTCAGGTGCGTAAACACATTAATGAAAACTTTACAGTTAGTTTTGACTGTGCAAGTCCTTTTATTGCTACAGCACACGGACTAGTGTACACTAACAGCCAGCATACAAGTAAGAGATGGTCAGTTATTATGGACAAAGCAATGGATAATAAAGCACTTGCTGGCAGACATGACATTCCATTTCCGTTTGAAAGTGAAATTGGTAGGCGTTTAAGTGTTGCAGACATTTGTCATTATGCACCAGGTATGCTTAACAAGATTGGCAAAGAAGGTAAAACAAGTTGGGATAGCTTTGGTTATGCACTAATGATGTCACACAACGTTTATCAGCATATTGTTGCTGTACAACGTGCTAACAACTTAACAGATATTGAACTTGCAAAGCAACGTCCAGACTGGAGACATTGGAGAAAAGTTAAAGAAGCAGATAAGAGTGATGAGTACTCAGATTGGGTACCACGTAACATCTTATACTTCGATCGCTTTGTTGAAGAACTGTTCGAGCAGCCAACTAAAGAGGCAGCGTTCGCAATGATTAAAGAAGGCGATAGTTTCCTTAAAAACTTAGAAGGTGCAAGACTACGTGGAGGAGTTACTAACATTTCAAACTCGTTGTTTGTTGAAGTAGACGATGACGGCAATGAAGAAACTCCTTGGACTGACGATAGAGAAGACACTGAACTAGATAAACTAGAAAGTGAGCTAACGGAGGCTTAAATGAAAAGATCATATAAACAAGGTACTGTTAACAACGCAATTTTCTTTGTAGGCACTGAAGTAGAACATACTCCTGCATATGGTAGAAAAACATTGTTCGTAACAGGTATTCAAGACATTGACATAATATCTAAACAATATACTGACAACGAGTGTGAACACATATTCTTTGGTGCTAATCACAGTTTTCAACCCATAGACAATCAAGACTATGATGACTGGGAATCAATGATTGAGCCTTTTTTAGATGATGAAATTTGTTGCACTTTAGACATTCCAATTACAAAAGCAGAAGAAATGTTAGAAAGTTCATTAATCGAAAGTGACAATTTTATTCCACAACTACGTGTACCAATTCCGTACATTGAGCAGTTTGGATATAATGCTACGCTTAAAATTGACGATAAAGGTTTTAAAGCAACGAATCCAGGTGTTTGGACACATAGTTTACACGAACTAATGGATCGTTCAAAGTTTACACCTTGGCGTGAATATGAAAATGACGACATAGTAGATTAATGATTGACAACAGAACTAAAAGGTGCTACAATGGAACAAGAGCGTTATGCAACATACATGCAACGAAGAATGAGAGAAGAAGATATGGAACAAGGTAAAGAAAACGCATTGCAACATGCAAAGCGAATGATTTGGGTAACCTTTACAAAAGAAGGTATCCATAAGTATCCTGCGGCACTAGATGATCCTAGTCTTGCAACAGGCGATGAATATGATGTGAGTTTCTTAGGTTATCCACATAGACACATATTCCACTTTAAGATAGGTATCGCTGTAACACACAATGACAGAGATATTGAATTTATTCAGTTTAAACGTTGGATGGAGAAACTATACGCAGAAAAAACAATAGAACTTGACTATAAGTCCTGTGAAATGATGTCAGATGATTTATGGCATCAGATTACAAACAAATATCCTGGACGAGAAGTCCACATCGATGTCTCCGAAGATGGAGAGAACGGTGCCCACATTGAGTATGCTAGTTATTAAAGGAGACCTAAAATGGGTTACTGGCAGGACAATCCTGAAGTTGTCAAGATTTTCAATGATCTTGAATTGTATGAAGACTTTTGCCGACACAACGGTTTTAAGTTTGACGAAAAGGATCTCTACAAAAACGCAAGTCGTTCTTGGAGAGCTTTCGAGAACCGAAACAGTTATAAGAAACCGTTTCGTAAAAAATTTAATAAACGGAGAAACTAAATGAAAGTATGGCTTGTTGATTTAGAAGCAGTTGAAACTCGTTACACTAAGCAGTGGAAGACCGAGTTACCTAAACTACTGAAAGCTCACGGCCATGATGTTCATATAGTTAACGGAGGGGATACGCCTCAGGCTACAACACCTGGGGCGTTTCTTAACTTCGGCGGTACTAACGTTTATAAGTCCAAACAACTAGAACAAATTGCAGAAGCATTTTGTAACGGAGAGGTTAAAGACGGTGATTATTTTCTTTATACTGATGCTTGGAATCCTACAGTTATTCAATTACGCTATATGGCAGAGCTATTGGGTGTTAACATTCGCATTGGTGGTATGTGGCATGCTGGTTCTTATGACCCGCAAGACTTTTTAGGTAGACTAATAGGCAACAAGCCGTGGGTAAGACATGCTGAAATGTCAATGTATGAATGTTATGATCATAACTTTTTTGCAACAAACTTTCACATAGATATGTTTACAGAAACATTTAATGAAGACTATGCTGTTAACAATGATAAAATTGTAAAGACTGGATGGCCATTTCATTATATGGAAAATACATTAACTATGTACAAAGGTATGCCGAAGCGTGATTTAATATTATTTCCTCACAGAATTGCTCCTGAGAAGCAAGTAGAAATATTCCGTGATCTTGCTGAACAATTACCGCAATACGAATTTGTTGTTTGTCAAGATAAAGAACTTAGTAAAAATGAATATCATAATTTACTAGGAGAAGCAAAACTTGTGTTTAGTGCAAACTTGCAAGAAACACTAGGCATTAGTTGGTACGAAGGTGCTCTTGTAGGAGCATTGCCTATGATGCCGGATAGATTGAGCTACACTGAAATGGCTTTATTACCTTTCAAGTATCCTAGTAGTTGGACTTTAGATTGGGGTAGTTACATATCTAATCGAGAGCAAGTAAAAGATCGTGTAATTGATTACATGGAAAATTATAAAAGTTATCTTCCTAGCCTAAATAAACAGGTAGAAGAACTAAATGGAACATATTTTAGTTGCAATGAGTTACTGAAAGTGTTACAATAATATTATTAAAAGGCAATCCACTGCCAAAACATCGGAGACTAAATTGGAAATAAGTAAAAAGATTAAAGCAAGATTAAAAGAAGCCGGCAAACGGTTTTGGGCAGGAGACAATATCTCCGACTTCATCGAAGAAGGTGAGAAGCAACAACTAGTAGATGAGTTGACTTCTAAATTTGAAGAAGTATTACAGGGTCTTGTTATAGATACTGAAAACGATCCTAACAGTAACGGCACAGGCAAACGTCTTGCTAAAATGTATATTAACGAACTAATGGCAGGTAGGTACGAACCAATTCCTGCTGCAACTGCATTTCCAAATGACAGCGCAACACCTTATGAAGGTATGTTAGTTGTTCGTTCAGAACTTACAAGTATGTGTTCACATCATCATCAGATTGTTAGAGGTGTAGCATACATTGGTATTATTGCTAGTGAGAAACTAATTGGTCTAAGCAAGTATACAAGAATTGCACAATGGTGTGCTATGCGTGGAACACTTCAAGAAGAACTTGCAAATGACATTACCCGTGAAATACAAAAAGCAACAGGTGCAAAACACTTAGGTGTCTACATTCAAGCCACACACGGTTGTGTAGAGAACAGAGGGGTAAAAGCACATAGTAGTTTAACACAAACAACTGTTCTTAAAGGTGCGTTCAAAGATGATCCAGCAACTAAGAAAGAGTTTATGGATAATATTAAATTACAACAACAACACGCATGTTAGGAGTTTTATGCCAATACCAGAAAAAATAATTATGCCAGCAACAAAAGACCCAAGCATGGGACACTTTTACGTAAGCCTTGTTAAAAGTGCAGTACGTATAGTTGCAGGAGCATCAATGATATACGGAGGCTACTACTTAGAATATTGGGGTACGCCATTTATAATTGCCGGAGTAGGCTTTGTAATTGCAGAGGCACTTGGCATATTAGAGGAGATAGTATGAACATTCATAAGAAAAGAGTCTACAGTAGAGTAGAACCTAGGTCTCCAAAGGATTGCATGGCACTTACACCAGCTGAAGCACTTATGTATAACTTACAAGGTATTAAGTTAATCGACATGACTGCAAAGCATGGTATGACTGTACAAAGACTGATGAATAGTAGAAAAGATACATCACATGAAAGGTATACTTATGGGACCATATTCGGAAACAAAACAACAGCATAGAATTAATAATATTAAATCTGTTCTTGCAAATAAGAAGTTACCAGATGACACTCGTAATATCTGGGAACAAAAACTGCACAACATTGCAGTTAATGAAGATGAATATAACAAAAGAGTATTTGAAGTATTCAAAGATGTTAAACAAGGTATTTTTACAGATGTTACTTAATTTTTTAGATTGGATCGGAAGAAAGCGTACTATCTATGATAGAACGGGTAGTATTCCGTATTTGGTTAGGTACTATTTGTTTTTAAAAGATAGAAAGAACTTTCCTTTTAACATCACATTACATAAAGTATTAGTAAGTGATGAACCTACACTACATGATCATCCATGGAGTTGGGGAGCGTTAATTTTAAAAGGCGGCTATTGGGAACATACACCACAAGGTAAGTTTTGGCGTGGTCCTGGTAGTATTCGTTTTAGAACAGCAAAAGATTTGCATTGGTTAGAACTTGCAAAAGATAAAAATGGGAATGAAATTCCTTGTTGGAGTATTTTTTACATGGGTAAGAAAGCGCAACAATGGGGCTTTGTTAAGAATGGTAAGTGGATACATAACGAGGAATACTTAAAATAATGATTAAGAAACACTATTATAGTTGGGCTGACATTGAAAAAATGTGCGTAAGCATTGTTAATCAGATGTACACTGACAACTGGAAGCCTGATTACATTGTAGGTCTTACACGTGGCGGCAATGTGCCTGCTACTATTATTAGTAACATGACTGGTATCCGTTGTGAAGCACTTAAAGTAAGTTTACGTGACGATGATACTCAAAGCGAATCTAACTGTTGGATGGCTGAAGATGCTTACGGCTACGATGAAGATGGTGGTTATGCTCCTGAGATGGGACAGTTTAACAATTTACCAGAAGGTAAAAAAATTCTTATTGTAGATGATATTAATGATACTGGTGCTACATTTAATTGGATTGCAAAAGATTGGCAAAGCAACTGTTTACCAGATAGTCCATTATGGAATCAAATTTGGGGTAGTAATGTTCGTATTGCTACGCTAACAGATAACTTAGCAAGTGAAACTGTATTACCTGTTAGTTATACATGTCACGAGATAAACAAATCAGAAGAAGATGTTTGGTTAGTTTATCCGTGGGAAAACGTTGGAAATTATGGGAGTTAGTATGAGCTATGATGATAAATGTACAGTTACATGTACTGATAACGGTAAAGTTGCTGAAGCAGAAGTTGACCGTATTGAGCCTAAAGATTTCTTAAACATCTTTATGGCAAGCAATAAGATACATATGAAATGGAATGGAAGAGTATTTGTAGGAAACGCATTTGGTTTTGAATTTACTACACCTGGACCAAAACAATTTAACAATGCAATTAGAAGAGGCTTTTAATGAAAGCTGATACTTTACAATTAGCAATAGAAGAACAAAGAGCACCGTGGACAGACATTGAGATTGACACTCGTGACTTCACTGTTTTTCGTGATAAGTATCCTGTAACTGAAGGACACTTATTAATTGTACCCAAAGAAGCAACACAAGAAAACATTTTAAAGTGTTTTAACTTTGCTGTCACTATGGGGTATGATAATGTAGCAAGTGAAAAAACTAATATCACAGGCTACAACATAGGTTTGAATGTAGGTGAAAGTGCAGGACAGACAGTCATGTACCCACATGTACATTTGATATTCCGTCGTAATGGGGACATGGAAGATCCGAAAGGAGGCGTCAGAGGCGTCATCCCATCAAAACAAAAATATTAAGGAAAGGTTATGACATTGAGAGAAACTTTGATTAGTGCAGCCCGTAAACACGCAGAAGCAGACATTGCGGTGCACAAAGCAAATATTGAAGTCTATATGCAGCAAGTAGTTGGTATTGGAGAACATTCTGATATTGTTGAAACTATCCAAAAAGAATTGGATAAAATGGCTGCGGCAACAGATAGACTTGAGATGCTAAACGAGCATTTCAGCTAGTGATTTGGCAAGTAAAAATTGAAGAAGATCCGTACACGAAAGAGTTAGCGTTACCGATTCCAACGGATCTTCTTAATCAAATGGGTTGGGATATTGGTGATGATCTCGTCTGGGAAGAGAGTATGCCAGGCACTTCCTATATACTGAAAAAGGTTGACAAACCTGGTGGAAAGAAGGTATAATAGTAATATGAATGATACAATAGTCACAGAAGAAGATACTAAAAAGTATTACTACAGTGAAATTTTTTACTCTATTCAGGGTGAAGGTAATTACACTGGAGTTCCTACTGCTTGGATTAGATTCTTTCTATGTAACTTACAATGTAATGGGTTTGGTCAAATTGATCCAACTAATCCAGATACGTATGAACTTCCATTTGAAGATTATGATGTTAGTAAGATAGAAAAGGTAGAAGACTTGCCTGTATGGGATAAAGGCTGTGATAGCAGTTATACATGGGCAAAGAAGTACAAACACTTAATGGGGCAAGAAACTCCTAAGGTGTTGGCACAAAAAGTTATCGATATTTTAAAAAATGAGAGTAACCCAGATGGGTTATTCTTACACCCTGTTTCAAAACAAAGACAGCACTTCTGTGTTACAGGCGGTGAGCCTATGATGAAGCAAAGTCAAAAAGGATTCTTAGGTATTATACAAGAACTAAAAAGACAGGACAATATTCCTGCTAGTATTACATTTGAAACAAATGGCACACAAAAATTATTACCAGAATTTATTGAGTTTTGGAAGAACGAGAAAGACATTGAATTGTTCTTCTCTTTATCTCCAAAACTTTTTAGTACTTCAGGAGAACTTGCAAAAAAAGCAATTAAGCCGGAGATAGTTGCAGAATACAGAGAACTTAGTAAAACAGGACAACTAAAGTTTGTGGTAGGTAGTATGCAACGTGAATGGGATGACATGGATTCTGCTATAGCAGAGTTTAGAAATGTTGGAGTTGACTATCCTATTTGGGTAATGCCTGTAGGAGCAAGAGAAGAAGAACAAACCGCAACGGCAGGTGCTGTTGCAAAGATGGCGTTTCAAAGAGGATACAATGTAGCGGCAAGAGTACATGTATACTTGTTTGGTAATGCTATCGGAACTTAGGAGAATATATGTCATTTTTAACAAAAATGCTTGGCTTAGATAAAATTAAAGAAGTTAACGAAGCTAAAGAACAAGAAAAGAATAAACAACTTAGTCCAAAAGAACTTGCGACTAAAAAGAAAGAACCGTGGGTAGGCGTTATACAAACACACGTTAACAAAGAAAATGTTCGAAATGGTTTCTTTGAGCTTGACTGGAATAGGCATTTCGTGTTACAATTAATTAATGAAGGATACGGAGTTGACAATGATAAAGAAGAAGAAATTATTGATCGTTGGTTCCGTGAGCTTTGTGCTAATGTTGTTGTTGACGGTGACTTCGGCGGTCCATTAGAAGGAATGGCAACAGGCAATGTAGATATTGAAACAATAAAAAGAGATAACAAATAATGACACACATTCTAGTAGATACAGCAAATACATTCTTCCGTGCAAGACATGTAATTAATGGTGATGCTGATATTAAGTTGGGTATGGCTTTCCATATTACACTTAACAGTATTAAGAAAGCATGGCAAGACTTTGACGGTACACATGTTGTATTCTGCTTAGAAGGTCGTAGCTGGCGTAAGGACCATTATGAGCCTTACAAACGTAATAGACAAGTTGCTCGTGATGCACTTACAGAAAAACAGCAAGAAGAAGATACTGTGTTTTGGGAAGCATTTGATACATTTAAAGACTTTGTATCAGATAAGACTAACTGTACTGTATTGCAACACAGAGAGCTAGAAGCAGATGATTTAATTGCAGGTTGGGTACAAGCACATCCTGATGTAGATCATGTTATTATTTCTACAGACACAGACTTTCAACAACTAATTGCACCTAATGTAAAACTATACAATGGTGTACAAGATGTAACTTCTACACATGAAGGTTTCTTTGATAAGAAAGGTAATCCTGTAATTGATAAGAAAACTAAAGAAGCTAAGGCTGCGCCTGATCCGCAATGGTTGTTGTTTGAAAAATGTATGCGTGGTGACACTAGTGACAATGTGTTTAGTGCTTACCCAGGTGTACGTAAGAAAGGCACTAAGAATAAGGTTGGTTTATTAGAAGCATTTGAGGATAAAGACCTTAAAGGCTACAACTGGAATAACTTAATGCTACAACGTTGGGTAGATCATAACGGTGAAGAACATCGTGTACTTGACGACTACGAACGTAATAGGATATTAATTGACTTAACTGCACAGCCTAAAGAAGTAAGAGATAAAATTACAGGTACTATACAGACGTCAATTGATGAAAATAAAAATATTAGCCAGGTTGGTGTAAGACTTATGAAATTCTGTAATTTATACGACTTAAAGAAAATATCAGATCAAGCACAAGCATACGCCGAACCATTGAATGCGAGGTATATGGTATGACAACTGATTTCAAAGCAAAGCCAGTTTTAGAAGATAAGTTTTGGATTGTTGAAGAACAAGGTCAAAAAATTGGTACATTAAGAAAGAACGAAGATAAGTTTGTTTTTAGTAATGAAAACGGTGTTAAGTTCTATCATAATAAGAAAAGTATTTTAAGTGATTACGGCAAAGACTTTTTTGTTGCTAAGATTGTAAAAGAAGCAGATGATTCCGATCCTAAAGAAGTACACGGATATAAATGTAGCACTAGGCCACATAACTCTATGTTTGATATACAGAAGCGTTTACCTTTGTTTACAAAGAGTCGTGACTCAAAGAGCTTATATTGTTCAGGCTATTATGTTATTAGATTCGACAAAGGATGGGTTAAATCGTTCTGTCCTAAGCTCATTACACTACAACGGTATGCGTATAAAGGACCATTTAAGACTGATTTAGAGATGAAACAGGTGTTATCTAATGTCAACAAATAACCTTCCGCAATCACTTCCTACCATCGAAAAGATACTACAACGTATTGCAATTGCAGAAAAGTCACAGCAAAACGAGGTAAGAATAACACTACAAGAAGCACGGTCACTTACATTAGAACTATCGCTGTTTACATCTAAACTAGGCACTGTTGTAGCGTCTATAGATGAACAATTAAAGCAAATCAAGCAGAACAGTGAACAAGTTGAAGTGAAATTTGAAGGCGGTCAGTTCTAAAAAAGGATAAATATATACGTAGTTAATTAAAAGGATTACGTATAATGAGTAGACCAAAACCAACAGTGCTTCTCGAACATGTCAATCGAGAATCATATAAGACAGAACAAGTATTAGAGAGCGAAGCAATTTGGGCGGTCTTCTATAAGGGAAAGCCGTTTAATTTAAAAAGCGGAAGTATGGTATCAAGTTATCCCGGACCGAAGTATAAAAAAGTATCGTTTTCTAATCCTGGACACGCTAGAAACTTAGCGAAGAAACTAAATGCACTTTTTAATACTGAAGAGTTTGCGGTATACACGCTTACTTCTGGAGCAAAAGAAGAGTAATGACACATGGATCAAAAGGACAATTATACAAAGGTATTTCTGAAAGCCGCTAATCAGCCTTTTGACACCCCCGACATAAAAGATAAGAGAACATTATGGTGGTATAACATTCGTGATGTTGGCGGGCTACGTCTTACGGACGAAGCTAAAATGTATATTGAACAAATAGCAAAAATTAGAACCTACAAAGTAGACTTTCCAAAAGAATTTAAAATAACACCTAGAGTGCTTTTATGGCTTGACAATTTTATCGAATCACCGTATTATATAACTAAGAAAACAATAACTGTACTTAAAGAAAGGTCTGCTTTTGAATTGTACTTGTTTAGTGGAGATATCAGTAAAATGGGCTATAATAAAGCATTGTCCAAAAGACTTTCTGAAGAAACCGCGGACCAAGATTAACATTCATAAACATAGCATATAATAAATATTAGTGATGATAGAACTTAATCCATTAGACGTACTACGTTCGAGAGAACTTAAAACTATGCCTCCACACTTTGCAAGGTTGCAAGTGTCAAGCAATGATCGCTTTGATCGTAGACTCTACGAATGGGTTAAAACTAATACTAGTGGTAGGTATTGTATTAATACATATCCTGCTGCTAAAGAAAATACGTTTAAGTCTGCTACATTTGTAGGCTTTGAAGAAGAAAAAGAACTAACATATTTTATGTTAGCTTGTCCATACTTAAGGAGAAACTAGAATGGCTGAAGAAAATAAGACGCCGGAAACGGTTACAGAAGCAGCGCCACAAAGTGGTCCTGTTCCTACACCAGGTGTAGATCAAAATGCACCTGCACCAGAAGCTGGGGAACCAGCAGCACCAGATCTTAACATTAGTGATCTTAATGCAGTAAAAAGCATTATTGAAGTTGCTACACAAAGAGGTGCATTTAAAGCAACTGAATTAGAAGCAGTTGGTAAAGCATTTAACAAACTAACAGCATTTTTAGATCATGTTGTTAAACAAC